CTGGTGGATCTGGTGGTGGCGGTGCTTTCCGTCCTAATAACTTCCGGCCTGCTAATAGTGGTGCCAGTGGAACACAACCAGGACAACCAGGAATTTCTGGATCCGATGGACATGGATCACCCGGACGCCCCGCACCTCAGCATGGAGATCAGGGCGGCAACGGTGGTGGTGCTGGTGGACAGAACGGTAGTGTTCATCAGGCACCCGCAACTTTCTTACCTCAAACTGAACCAGGATTTCCTAGTCCATTCCTAGGAGCTACCCAACCAGCTAGCTGGTATAGATCTTTCGGTGGTGGTGGAAGAGGGCAAAAGTATGGAACAAGTTCGGATCATCCATCAACCGGCGGAAGAGGAAGAGGTGCAGATGGGCCTCCTTGGAGTGGTGCTTCAGGATCCGTTATCATTAAGGTGAAATAATGACAATAAAACATTTTGCTAGAGTTGACAGTAGCAGCACAGTAGTTGGTACTTATATTATTGATGAGAATCAGTGCTTGTATAATGGGAAGTATTCACCTTCAATGGGACAATTGTGGTTTCAAGATGCATTTGATACCACAGATCGTTTTATCGAAGTATTTCGCGATGCTCCTGTCGGAGTAGTATCATATAGATTGTGTATTCCAGAACCTGGAAACGCATATATCGACGCACTGGATGTATTTCAGGAGACTCGTCCCTATGATACTTGGAGATTTGACACAACCGCAGATCCTCCATCGTGGCAACCACCCACTAATGCAGGTGCTAAGCCCGGACTTACTACAGAGCAAAGTAATAAGGGTTTTAAGTACAGTTTTGATCCTTCAAAATATGCCATAGATCCTAATGATTGTTGGATATTACTGGCAAAACCAGCACCTGATCCTCCAACTTGCACATCTGAGCAAAATGAAAAGGAGTGTTATCACTTCTGGGATGAAGACATTCTTCAGTGGCTTCTTATCACTCCAGATCAAACAACAAAACCATCATTAGCATCGACAGCAGTATCTGCTGGATATCAGGTTTATCACCAATATGGTGAATACAAGAGTGGAGCAGCAACCACATCGTGGGTAGTCTTGAATCCAAATCAGTTCTAATGTGACAGTCAAATAAGTGTCCTATACCCGTCAAGTTTTTGCTTGACGGGTTTTATAATATGTGTATAAACACGGAGGAGGATGACTGCCACTCAAAAACTAGTGTTTATTGCTTCATTCTTCTGGTTTATGAATTGGGGGACTCGGGTAACTACTGCTGCTATCAATGCTCTATCTTAATATCACTGGAAAAGCGTCTAAAAGACGCTGTGAGGCGATTATTGGATGGTTTATAGGGAAATATCTACCTAACCATCACATCACCCTTGGCGTGGTTCACAGAGGTATGAAACGCGAACATGCAATGGGATTTTGTACCGTGATAGATTGTGATCATCGTCCCAGAGAGTTTCTGATTGAATTAGAAACATCTTTGTCTGAGGATTCGTACATTCAAACATTACTTCATGAGTTGTGGCATGTTTATCAACATATAATCGGTTCACTTCGCGATAAGCGTGGTGTTCGATATTGGAAAGATGTTAATTCCGATCATCTATCTTATGAAGATCAACCATGGGAACATGAAGCGAGAAATATGGAGAGAAAACTCTATCTTTCTTACTTGACAAATAAGTAAAAAAACCTTACAATAACCTTTGTGGAGGTTCAAAGTCATGGAGTCTAAAGAAGCTCTTAGAAAGAAGATTCTACGTCTTCAAATGATTGGATGGACATTTGAGGACATTCAAAGGTTCACTAACTTAAAACCATCTGAAATCCGTAAATTTTTAAATCCTTTTATCAATGAAAGCTGAATTTCTTTGTGTCAAACCAATTAGTTCCAAGGCAAAGAATCGTTTTGCTAATGAAATGGATCTATTGCATTCCTGTCGTATTGAGAAGCGACAAGATGGTAAAGTTTTCCTTGCATCAATCAGTGGTAAATACTTTTTTTGGATGAGTGAATCATCTGATGATCATTGGGAGGTTATTAAATGAAGGATCAAAATAGTCTTGAGGACAATGAAAATAAACAGGATAAATGGAATCGTGGACTTGACATCTTTATAGAGTCAGTACATAAACCAGATCCATCTCTTCGTGAATGTGCTCGCAATCAAAAGTGCTATAACGAACTCATGGATGTTCGTAACGAAGTACTCAAACACCTCAAAACTTTACGATGGAATTAATATCATATGATTATTGATTATGATCATAAACAGGTACTAGTACCATACGAAATTGTTGAATATTGTGATCAATTTATTGTTGATTCATTACGTGATGATTTGAGGTATCTTGATTGCATCTACATGAATATGGGTTATTATGGTAATGATCCAAAACTTCTTGAAAAGATGCGTAAACAAATTATACCTATTTTTGAATGAAAAGTGATGTTTGATAGTCCAGAAGCACCTATAGAGGGTAAAGTTGACAAGTGGGGATTTACAATCAAACCTACTATTACTGATGATGAATGTATTTTAATTTGCCTACATAATGCTCCTTGTGGAACTGATCGTAAGCAAGTGATTAACCTTATTAAACAATATGAATTGAAAAATGATTCGATCGAGTATTCTTGAACCAAAATTTAATCTGCATTTTCCCTATGAAACGTTTCCATGGAGATTAGAAGTAAACAAGGATAATCATAGTATAAAAGGTATTGCACTCACAGTATGTCATTTTGAGTGCAAAGAACATCTAGAAAGTTATATCATGCGTTATAATTTTAAATCCAAAGATGTAAAAATTTCTAATCGTTATGATGAAAAATTTAAATTTCCAATTAAGAAAAAGAAAACTACATAATCATAGTTGAAACACAGGTATGAATCATGGATTACCTATCACACCATACAAACCAATTTTAGTTCTTAATAATAGTTACGAACCAATTAATGTCACAAATTGGAAACGGGCTATTGTTTTACTTTTAAAGGAAAAAGCACAAGCATTATCAAATCGAGTTATTCGATTGGTTAATTATATTCGTATTCCGTTTAGAAAAATTGCATCAAGTTTACCTTCTCGTGCAATGATTTACAAACGAGATAACAATAGGTGTCAGTATTGTGGTGCCACTCGATCATTAACAATCGATCATGTAATCCCTCGTAGTAAAGGTGGACAGGATACTTGGGATAATCTTGTTTTAGCATGTTCATCTTGCAATGTTAAAAAAAGTGATAAACTTCTTGAGCAAACCAATATGAAACTTGCAAGAAAACCTTCTACGCCTTATAATAAAGTACAGTTTTCACTTTCATACACTGAAGTGCCAGAATGGCAGGAGTTTTTATTCGTATGATGAAACAATACCCTTACGAAGTTACATACAAACTTAATAGTGCAGGTAATAAAAGATTCAATAAGAGAGTAGATGCAGCATGTCAAGCAGAGGCAAAGCGTCTCTTTGAAGCAGATATGCCTTCAGCAACTATTCTTTATGCTACACCTTTACCCCAGAACAGACGATGAATACGATGAATAGAAAAAGAAATAGAAAGAACCGTGCTCAAGTTAAGAGTCGTTGGTATTACATTTTTTGGGGGACTGCCACTGTTTCTGTTGTCTTAGGACAACTTTATGTTGGCACTGGTTATCGTGCTCTTGCTGAACGTATGGATATTTTAATTCAAAACGTCGATGGTGTACTTCTGCATAAAAATGATTTGGACAGTCCAAATTTTCTTTAGTTTAAGATTTGTTAAATTATTAGGAAATCAACATAAATGATAGTATGATCTTTCTATACCTCACAACCGCATGACACTTCCAAACAATAAAAAACCTAAAAAACAGGAAATTGAAAGTATGAAGTTAGCTGTCGATGAGGTTGGCATCCGTGCTATTCATCCAGACAAAATGGAAGATTTTGCCGCGTATCTTGTTGATAAAATAAAAGATGAACAGAAATGAACCAAATTTTATTATCTGATTGTGTGTCGGGGATGAAGACACTTAGCGTAGAATCTGTTGATCTATGTGTCACATCTCCTCCTTATGATGATCTTCGCTCATATAATGATAGTTCTTTATGGAACTTTGACACATTTAAAGATGTTGCGGATGAACTTTATCGTGTGATGAAGATTGGTGGTGTTGTTGTATGGGTGATTGGTGATTCTACTGTTAAAGGTAGTGAAACTGGTTCTAGTTTCCGTCAGGTTCTTCACTTTATGGATCTTGGATTTCTGTTACATGACACCATGATATATGAAAAGAATGGTAGTCCATTCCCCGCAAAAAGAACAGGTAATCGATATTCACAAATCTTTGAGTATATGTTTGTATTCTCAAAGAAAACTAAACCAAAGACTGCACATCTTCTCTGTGATAAACCAAACAGATGGGCAGGTTACACACACTTTGGTAAAGGAACTATTAGAACAAAAGATGGACAACTCAAGGATCGACAGATCAAACCCATCCCAGAATTTAGTCCGAGAAATAATATCTGGAAATATAATACTGGTAAAGGATATTCAACTAAAGATGATGTTGCCTTTGAGCATCCTGCAATCTTCCCTGAAAAATTAGCAAAAGATCATATTCTTACCTGGAGTAATGAAGGTGATCTAGTGTTAGATCCTTTTATGGGATCTGGAACTACTGCTGTTTGTTGTTTAGAAACTCAGCGCAAATATATTGGATTTGAAGTAGATAAAACCTATCATGACGTTTGTATGCGAAGATTGGATCAGCATGTGACAGTCAAAGAAGTGTCAACTCCCGAATCCAATCCCCTTGAGGATGCTCTATATTGATAGAGTTCAAATCAAAAGGTTGCAAGACTCTTTCTTTTATGCGATAATGTCATCATGAAACTTCATTGATAACATGAATGATGCAACACTTGTAGTAGATTATGAGGAATTGGAGGTGTTGCAAACTGCCCTTCAAAAGTTGTCTAAATTTGATAGTGAAGACGCATTAGTGTCTACTCTTTATGATAAAATTGTTTCTACAATGGAAACAATGGAAATTCAAGAACTTTATCTCAATGATCCCCGCAATGACTGAAACTGAAAAGAAGTATTGGCAAGAAGTCGCTGTTGATTTCTGGAAAGAAATTGAAAATGAAGCGGCAAAACTTGAGGTAACTGTTGACTACTACATGGAGGAATTTTTCACATCATGAATGAAGATCAAAAATACAAAGTTATCGTTGAAAGTACCGATGGTTGGTCTTTGATGAACGATAAAGCACAATATCTTACTCGTGCAGAAGGTATTAAATGGGTTGATATTGCCATGTCTGATGGTGTATCTCCTGATAGATTGCGTGTTGTTAGACAGGAGTGGGGAACATGAATGGAAAACTTGATCCAGAAGAACGTATTATGGAACCACCCAGCATAAATGAACAAGTCGCTATTCTTGCCCAAAAATATGGATGGGAACAAGGTGACAACATTGTAGTTGAAATGGCAGGAACTCAAGTTTCTGGTATTGATGTAGGTGAAGTGTATAATAAGAAATGGCAATCACCTATTGGTACTCGTAAGTACAATAAAGAAGCATTTATTGTTATCAAAAATCTTTCACGAGATGCCTTTGAGTCTTCTAAACCTATGGATAGGGAGCATAAACCACATCATCTTAAGACTGAAAAGGAACTTGCTGCTGAAATTAAAGAAGAAGATGATAAAAGGAGTTATGACACATACAGTAAATGAATATGATATGATCTACGATTTCTCTAAACATTACAAAAATGGTAATGTTTGGCGTGTCATTGTAGATCTTTCTATGAAAGGTGCAGATGAAGAACCCGAACACTTTTACACTGTGGCAGTTGAAGTTGTGGCACCCAACAAAGATCTAGCACAGTATATTGTGTCTACAATGTATCCAGATTATGATTCAATCTCCGTCCCCGATGAACCTGAGTCTACCCCGTGAGTTCCCCCACAAAGCACCAGAACATTGCTATTATGAGTGTCAAATTTTCAAACCTAATGTGGTTTCTATATGGCTTTGTAACACTCAAAGTTATGCTTATACTACTGATAGTCCTATTCGTACCATCTGGGGATTCTATAAAACAAAGACAACAGCAAAGAGAGGCACTACGCACACTTACTATGCCCCCATCAACTGTAATAAGATAGGCAAAGAAGTATGTATTAATAATACTCGTCCTTATACAGCAATGCAACTCAACCTAAATCCTCTGGAAGCAGCATTTTTCTAATGAAGTATAAACCACAAGTTGATGACTATGTTCGGTGGAAATCTGATCACATAGACATCGAGGGTTGGGTATATTTTTATGATGAAATGTATATTACAATAGAGACAGGTATCAAACCTAAACCTAATTGTCAATACACTAAGAATGAAAGACACAAATATATTCACACACTTTTACTTTGTTATCCTCCACAATGGAAACAATTAGAATACGTTCATACAAGAAAGAATCGTTATGCAGAAAGTTTGGCAGATATGGAAGTATTCGTTAGGGAGTTTTAGTGATGATAAAACAAAACCTTATGACAATTATG